GGCTTGCTAGTAGACATAAACACACGCATCAAGCTTGGCTTAACCGCACGAATGGTGTCGCGCACTTTGGTTGCCACAACCTTGCTGCGACCTTCCTCGTGGCCAATATCGACCTCGCCATCAAAATACCGCTGCGCTTTGACGCGCTGCTGCGAAACCTCGCTCTCGGCAAAGTCTACAGCCTGAGCAATCGCATCACGGACAATGCCTTCAATTTCGCTTTTTGTCTTTTCTTTTGGCTGCATATTATTGCTCCTGTCCAGCTTGTAGACCTAAGAAGATGCGTAGTTCGCGTTCAAAAATCTTTCTATTTTTTGTTGGCACGCCAGAAATAAGTGCTTCTTTTAGGGCTTCAACTGATTTAACGGCCATACGGTCTGATGCTATTTTTGACCCAATACCAGCAGCCGTGCCAAACGCAAGTGATGGGTTGGACACAACCGCTGCGATATTCAATGCTGCCATTAATCCATTACCAGATGGAGACAGTTTACCAATAAGTCGTAATGCGTTTTCTGGAAGCGTACCATCAACAAATTTACGCATCATTTCGAGTTCATCAGTATCAAACTGTGCCCTCTTTGACTTACTTTTCAATATGTTGCCTGCTGCGCGACGATAGTTGTTTACAATGTTTCCACCAGAGCCAGAAACAGCAGCATTAATCTCTGCTGCGTTCATCACCTCATCAAAAAGTTCAATCTTTTTGTATCTGCGAAAATCAGTACGCGCCTTTTGCAAAAGCGTTCCAGCGTCTCCGCTTGCTGTAACTGGCGCGTTCATAATTGCATCATCCAGCTTGTCGCGCATCAAGCCAACACGAGGGTCGTATCTACTTTGCTTATACAGTGTGGCCAAGCCAGAACGCAGCTTATCAACTTCCGCTAAATTCATCTGCTTGCCAGCATGTTTAGCAATAGCTTTTCTTGTTGCGTCAACATATTCGCTACCAGCAGCGGTCAGATCGGTCGCGATGAATAAATCATCATTAGCAATAGCCGTATCAATGTCTGTCACGACATCATCCATATTCACATATGCTTTACCGCCAGCATCCTCAAACGCTTTATAAGATGTATTTTTAGCGTCCCTAGCGGTTTCAACTGCTGGCTTTTGAATTGCACGTTTTTGAGTCAACTGAACTGTTTTGTTTTTTATACCAGTCAGTCCAGAAGCAATAGAAGGCCCAGCAAATGCACCAACAATTCTTGCTGCTGGCTCAAGTTCTGTCCCCTCTGCCATTTGGCCAAACGCTTCGCTGCCAGCCCCAGAAAGGGCTGCAGCTTTTTGAGCCTCTTTTGTTAGGCCAGTTTTAGCAATGCCCTCACCAAGCTTTTTTGCGCCAGCCTTAGCCAAGCCTTTTCCTGCCGCGCCAAATACGCCAGCGCCACCCATAAACTCGCCAATAGTTCCAGCATATTCTGCGGCGGTGCTTTCACCTTGACGGTAAAGACCTTGCGGGTCGGCACCAACTGCGCCAGCAATACCTCTATATGCAGCGTCAAGGCCGCGACCAGTTGCAGTATCTAGGATTGGTCTAACTTGCTCTGCGCCTGTAGCTAGATCATATCCAGCACCAACCGCACGCGCAGCCATCTCTGGCAACTCAAGCGTACCCTTAATACCGCGCAAAAGCCCAGCAGATGCAGTCCCTAAGAAGTCACCAATGTACTCGCCAATGGTGTCAACCTCACCGTCACCAATAAAGTTTTCTTTCAGTGAGCCAAGCTTTAGGCCACCTTTTTCTTCTTTTGGTTGGGGTTCTTCAGGTTGCGCGTCACCTTGCGCAACGCCAAGTTGTTGCTTAACAACCCGCTGGATTACAGCAGGGTCTGTTCCATCTGGAAACTCAAGGACTGTTCCGTCTGGCAATTCAGCTTCGATCATTATTCCACCACGTTACCTTGGCTGTCGAATTTTAATCGTTTAGGGTTCGAACCGCCACCGCTTCTACCTTCATTAAATCTTTTTAAGCCCTCTTCTGAGCCGTGAACAATTTGCAAAAGGGTGAGTTCGTAATCGTCAAGCTGCTGCTTAAACACTTCAGGCTTAGACATTGGATCGAGTAGGCCAGCTTTTGCGGCAAGCATTGCATTTTCTTGGTTTGTTACGTTACCGAGTGCGCCACCTGTTGGGCTTTCTTGGCGCATGGCGTTAAGTGTTTCAATTGTAGCCTGAGCCTGAAGCGACCTGACGTGACCAGCAAGCGCCCTAGCATCTGTTGTCGGGAGACCTTGAAGTAGGAACGCGCCAGCGCCAGTTGACCAGTTCCCTATTAATTCCCTTGCTTTTTGAGCTTCTCTTAAAATTGTATTCGTCATAGTCTCGCGGGTTTCCGCGCGACTTTCTTTTTTTTGAGCCGCTTCTTGCGCCTTTTGATAGGCGGGACTTCCTTTTATTGGCTCATATGTGTATTCAACACTGCCATCATCAAGCGTTTTAGTCACCAATTTATAGCCCTCTGGGATTTGTCCCATTTGAGGGTCTCTTTTTAATCTATCCTTAAAGTCGATATATGATCCAGTGTAGCCTTGGGATAATGCTAACTTATATTCCTGAATAGCCGTAGCATCTTTTGGGTTTTGAGACGCCAAGTCTGCCTCATATGCAGCAAGGTCTTTTTGGTTTTGAAATGTTATCCCTTGCTTATTTATATCAGCCTGAGTGCGCATCCCAAACATTTCCTTCTGGAATGCTCGATCCTCAGCCGTAGCAGCCTTCTGCGCCTCAAGTGAACGCGCTGCCGCTTGCTCTTGCGTATATGTGCTAAATGCGTCACGGCCAGATATGGCGCGATCTCTAACAAGCTGTGCTAGATCGTTACGACCAATGCTCTCAAAGTAAGCAGCAGTTTTATTTGCTGAACGTAATTGTTCTTTTTGCTTTTGATATTCGGCTAGTTGCCCAGCAGCATTTTGATCTCGCGCTGTTGGCAGAATCAAGGCGTTTAGGCCAGAGGCTAAGCCAAGCAAAGCGCCCTTTGCGTCAAAGCCCTGTTCTTCCTGTTGCTTATTCATAGGCATGTTTGAACCCTTTGTCGATATTCTTGGTGAAGACCCAAGTATTGACGAAACATAATTTTGTGTCTCAGCGATGTTTGGAATGGCGTTAGCTTTCGCAACCCGCGTTGGTCCTGCATTATATGCAGCTAAAGCTAAATCAGTACGACCGAATCTGTCCATTTGCTGACGCATATAACGCGCTGCGCCCTCAAGGTTTTGCTCTGGATCAGTCGGGTCTACACCAAGTTCACGCGCTGTATTCGGCATTAGCTGACCAAGACCAATGGCCCCAGCAGAACTAACTGCTTTTGGGTTAAAGCCACTTTCTTGGTTTATCTGACGCAAAAACAAATCAGGGTCTAGCCCATACTTTAATGCTTTCTGATATGCTAATTGCCGATAATCCATTTACTAGAAGCCTTTGCCCTGCATTATGCTGCCAGCCGTTTGTGCGCCCATTTGCATATAATTGAACAACCCTGGGTTGAACGATGATGTCTGGCCCTGCATTGCTGGTGCGCCATAGATCGCTGCAAGTAATGGTTGCATGGATGTTTGCGGTGCGTTTGCGTAGCCCATGTATTGGCCTTTAGCTGCATCAATCATTGCTTGCATTGCTGCTTGCTGTTGTGCGCCTTGCTGCATTTGCTGTTGCTGAATGGCTTGGCCATAGCCAAATGATTGCTGACCTAAACCTGCCAATTGACCCGCTGCGCCTAGCTGACGCTGTAAGTCTGCTTGTGACGCGCCGAGGGCAGTATTAAAGCCTTGCTGACGCATTTGCGCTGCAGTGTTAGCCATTTGCTGCGCGTAGCTTTTACCCATCTCACCCTGAGCGATGCCGTGGCGTGATCCACCAAAGGCACCTGCCGCTTGAGCCTGTGCGCCAAGTTGATTGAAGCCCATCTGAGCCTGACGCCCGACATCGGCTAGTGACTGCTGCACAACTTGTGTCTCGTATGGGTTTGCGTATGCACCCATTCCACCCGCTGCAGTTTGGTTCATTCCCATCGCGGTACGACCCATGGCTGCTTGCTGTGCGCCAGCCGCCTGTTGGTATGGATTTGCTGCTGCTTGCGTTGCCGCTGGATTTGCTCCACCTGCCATCTTATTTACCTCCACCACTGCCTTGCATTTCAAGTGCATACGGCTGGTTGCTTATTGCGCGAGACCCTACCGCGCCTGTTACTGGGTCAATACCGAAACTTGCAAGGTATTGCGCTTGCGCTGGTGCGTTTGCTGCAAGCGCCGCCTTTGATTGCTCGTAAATTGGTGCAGATGAATATCCCTGAACGCCACCAGCAAATGTTTGCGCTTGCGGCATGTACGCTTGGCCACCAGTTGTTGGCATACCAAATGCACCTGCCATCAGGTCAGTGCCTTGGAATGACGCTTGCTGCAATGGGCTAAATGCCGCCACGTCTGGACCATAATAAGGCACATACCCAACTTGGGATACGTCCTTCGCCATATTCAGCCCTTGCTGATAGGCTTGCTCTTGCCACTTTGGAAGCGTTGCTTCGGTACTTTGTTCGCCACCCTTGGCCATATTAAATTTCCTTCTTAAAGGACGCTAGTTGGAACTCCCAACCCAGCGGTTCTAATGGTTTTTTCCACCCTAGTCTACCTGACATTGTGGCCGCAGTACAGCCATGTTCTTTTGCCCATGCTGTCACTGCCTCATCCATATCAAGTATCTGATCCAACTCGCCACCAGCCAAAAAGATGTTAATAACCTTCTTCTTAGGGTATACCACGATTTCTGTGACAATGCACCCCCTGTCGGCTGGCCATAATTGCATACGACAATTTGCGATATTCTCAACGATATCATCAAAATCGTGCGTACCGCCAGAATACTCTAACGCCGCCTCAATCCATGAACGGCAACGTTCAAGATCGTCAGATAATAATACGTCTTTAGCCATGAAGCCTCGTTATACTAATCGTTGAAGCGGGGGCTGAAGGCGCAAATGCAGTCGCCGCCGCCGCTGTGAGATATCCGCTTGTGCTGTCCACAGCCCACATCGCCTCCAAGTAATCACCCGCAGTAATATTGAAGATTGCGGAGCGTGACGTAACAAACGTTGACCCGTTGTTGTGCAAGCTGTTTTTCATCGTTGAGCCAGTGATGTCTGTGCCATTGATGCGTGGCCAAAACCAGAACGTCACGGAGCTTGATGACGTTGAAATGATCTGCGCGGAAAACGAGATCATGTATTCGCCGCTTTCTGCAAAGACCAATCGCGACGCAGGCGTACCGTTCGTGATGCCCTCGGCGACGATTGGAGTGTACGTTAAAGCGTACGCCGTGTTTGGCGCCGCCGCCGTGACATCCGACGCGATGCCGCCAGAGTAATTGCCATCCTCAAGAACAACTTGTACCCACTCGCCGTTTTTACTGACGACAGGATACTGGTTCACGTCGTCCCACAGCAATATGCCGTTTTCTGATGGGTTGTCTGTAGACGTCTTGAAGAACAGCTTCGTCAAATTGCGCTGCAAAAAGTTTGTAAGCTGCCGACCCCATTGCCCAAGGTCTGGCCCGATCTGTGGAAGTAGCGGCGCACCCATTAGCGCGTACCCGCAGGTTTTACGTCAACGCGCATAATTCCAACTTTCCAATCGGTCAATCGATCACCCGTGACGCGCATTCTGAATTGACGCCCAGAGAAACGCACAGATGTCGGGTTGGACGGATTGTATGGCCCGTGAACCACTTCTGCCTCGTTTGGATAGAACCGCGTCTTGAACGTCAGGTCAACGTCACCCTGAGTGTTTTCATCTGGGATTATCTTTGTCACGCGCATTGTTTGCTCGCCGACGCCAATCGATATTGGCCCCGTTTCGGCATATACGCTCTCGCCCTCGTAGTTGTTCCCGATTTCGTGATCCATAAGATCGCCGCCAGATTTAGCCATGATTGGCTGCTTGAAAACGCCACGACTAATGCCTGATGTTCGCGCAAGCGACCCAATAAGCCAGTGGTTTTCTTTGTAATCAAACGCAACGTAGCGGTCAATTTCCGTGCTATTCTCCGACGGATAGAACCACCAAATCTCGCCAAATTGAGAATTATTAAACGCCCAAATCTTAGATTGCTGAGATGAGTTCAAGTCGCCGAAAATCTTGTCATTTACTGGGCAGTCAACTTCTTGAACGCTGTTGCCCGTATATGTGAAGAACCCACGCTGCCCCATCCAGAATACGTTTCCAGACACAGCCGCAGCTGACATGCGCGAAATTGCCCCGCATCCAGAGCCAACTTTCTGCACGTTAAATACAAATGGTGGGCCAGAATATGTGAAGCTGTGGGCGTCTAGGTCTGTAATAACCAACGTCTGGCCGCGAGCCTGAATGCCCTGCATGATTTGGCCAGATGTTTGCAACTCAATGTCACCCGCTTGGTTTGTCGCCGCAGGTGTCCACAAAGTATTGTTTTCCTGATCGCACCACTGCACCTTGCGTGGGTTGTTTCCTGCGCCTAGCGCAAGCAGGAAACGCTCCTCTGTTACGACTAGCCCAAGGTTGCCAGTTGGAGCATTGGCGATTGCAGCCGCCTTTACGCCTGTGTCTAACTGCCACTCAAGTAGTCGTCCATCCTCTGTGGAACAAGCAACAAGATACTCGCCCCAGTTGTCTAATGACCAGCTAGTCGCCTCAGAATAGTTGCCCGTATCGGGGCGTGGCGCACCGTAAAAGCCAGTGCCGAAAAAGCTGTTGCCGTATCCAGTCCGAACCGTGGCGTCCTCGATGCCAGCGACAAGATCAGTCGGTGCGATATCTGTTGTCGCGCCAGAAGCAGTGGCAACTTTTAACTCATTGTACGAACCGCCAGCAATCCACGCCGTGCCATTCAACGCTTCCCACGAGTGCATCCCGCGAAGTGGGTTTGTTGAGAACGCAGATATGCGATCACGCCACCCATTGACTGGGCGCAGCGATCCGCTTTGCCACCGCACAAGCGATCCGTCTAACCAAGCGTTTGAGTTTTCGTATTCAGTGCCGTTTGCGCGGAACCCTGCGGGGATTTGGAGTGGGATTAATGTCATGCCACTGATCCATAAATTGTGCCGTTGTTCGTCATTGACGCAATGGCGGTTCCTGAGATGGCCGCGCCACCTGCGCCACCACCATAATAAGCACTGCCGCCAGACGCACCCCAGCCGCCACCGCCGCCGCCTGCGCCAGATGAGCCATTGCCGCCAGAGCCATTTGCGGAGCCGCCTGCGCCACCTTCAAGTAAGTTGTATGGCCCAATGTAACCATTGTACCCGCCTGAGCCGCCAGAGCCAGCAAGGATGCGCCCACCGCCGCCGCCGCCTGATGAGCTATCATAGTTGTCGTCAGACTTATCAACCCAACCAGCACCACCGCCACCTGCGCCGCCACCGCCGCCAGCATAAATGGAAGCCTCGTAATAATTTCCATTGGCACCAGATGCCCCAATGCTGCCACCCGCACCGCCTGTGGCATTTGATGGCTCACCGCTACCGTTGCCGCCATTGCCGCCACCTGCGCCGCCACCGCCGCCACCCTTGCCAGAACCACCGCCGCCACCGCCACCCGCGATGTATGCGCCCGAATTATTTGTAAAAATCAGACCAGTTGCGCTATTGGACAATGCGGGGCCGCCTGCGCTTCCCGCCCCAGCCGTGCCGCCGTTGCCACCTTTTCCGATGATGTATCCGCTGTTGTATATGGTTAGCTTACTGCTAAACGCGCTTGAAATGATCAACCCCGCCGTTGACGTGCTATTAGACCACAAATATACGCCGCTATTGATTGTAAGCACGACTGGTGTGCTTCCATCCCAACCTTGGCCAGTGAGATACGTTTGCAAGTTTAATTCTTGTTGGCTGGACGAGATTGTAAAGCTGACTTGCTTAACTGCATTGTAAAAACTCAACATGTTAAGTGGGTCAGGTGACTCTGGCACATTAGTATTATTAGATGTAACCCCAGCCGTACCATTACGGTAATATTCTTTAAGCGAGTGAGGTGTGCTACCACCAAACTCACCTACAATGTCTGTTATTAAACTAATAGAACCATCTGATTTAATAGCCATATTAGAACGCCGCTGCTACAATGTCATCATTTGCTTGGAGTGTACCTGTGCTTGTTAATTTAAACTGTACATTGCCGCCATAGCTGAAATGTAATTCAGTACCACTCTGTGTTATTGTCCAGTCCCCAAGATCAACCGTTGTGATGTTGGCTGTCGTGAACGTGGCAGTCGTTGCCGTGATCGTCCCGCTTGCGCCGTACACCACCGCCTTGTTATCAACGACAGTATTGGCAACGGCCCCGTCAAGCAGGTTTAATTCAGCCGCAGTTGATGTAACTGCGGTGCCACCTATTTCCCATGCGCCAGCAACTAGGTTTGGCTGAATAGCCGTGCCGCCATACAGGATGCTGTCAACGCTGTCCCAGTTTCCGTTAAGGTCAGTACCCCAAGTATTTTCGGAACCATTTATCGTAGGCTTATTGAAGCTGTAATTCGTTGTCGTTGCCATTGTTCAATCCTTCAAGTTGGGATCAATATATCAGCTATTTAGCTATTCGTCCATGTCGCGCTTGTGTCCGCGTCATCGACCCATATTGATGACGCTGCGGCGTCGTTGACCCATGTTTCAGTTGTTGTTGCGTCATCAACCCAGATAGACGATGCCGCGAGATCATTTGCCCAGCTTTCTGGATTTGCTGGATCATCTTCCCACTTCTCTCGACCAGAGAATAACGCCAAGCTAGATGCCGCAGATCGCATCCCGCCAAATGTGACGCGCTCAAACCCCGCAAGTGTTGCAGACCCGCCCTCTTGGCTGACGCCAGACGCTAAGACGCGATTGCCGCCGTAGAAGTTAGACGAAGTGCCAGTTGGCGCAAGCCCAGAGAAGCGAACGCGGTAGCCGCCGCCAAGCGACGTTGATGTCGCGTCCGTTCGGTATGCGGTCAGCCTGACGCGCGTTGCGCCAATGTCGGTTGCGGATGTCGCATCAGATTGCAGCGCAGCAAACTTGGCATCACCGACAGCGTAGCCCTCAAGCCAGTAGGCTTCGCCGCCAGCGGCCAGTGGATCAGGTTCTACATAATACGCTGTCATTCTGCTTCCTGAATGGTTAGTGTGCCAGCCTCAATTTGACGCATGATCTCACTGTAATGGCGGTTGGCGGGGTCTAGGGGGACGCTCATAGTTACACCGTCAATGACTGCGGTGATGGAAGCTGCGTCACCAGTTAAGGTGTCTGTAACATATTGGGCAGAGGTGATGTTCATTTTATTCATGATTATAACTCCGCATCAAAAGCAATATAGGACGAAGCATTGTTGTTAGCCATAAGCTGCGATGCGCCACCATCTACTAGACCACTAGCAACAGATACTTGAATAGTTGGGACACGAGCTGTCGGGTTACTATCATATGTCAAGGCAGTAGCGGCAATAATTGCCTCGCTGTTGTATAAAGCGTAATTCGAAGCAGTCCCTGTTGTCTGCAAAGTTGGAACAGCCCTCATAGCCTGCCCAAGATCAAACATAGCCTGTGATTTATTTGCCGCCCTGTTTTCGCAAATAGCAAAACGCCCATAAACATATCCATTAGTTACATATCTCTGATAATACCTCTGGCACCTCGCCAGTTCATCCCCGTATGACCGATGCTCGAACGGGGTGGCTGTGTCGCCTACTTCAAGTTGGACACCTGTGAGGTAGAAGGTGGCACCGTTGGTTCCGACGACTGAGGTTGAGCCTGTCGGTGCAAAAATGTTACCTGCGGCCCAAGCCCCCGCCGTGCCGCTACCATAAGTGGTGCCAACACCAAGCCCAAAATAAACAAACAAACCAAGCCCATTGTTTGTAAGCCATGTTCCTGTTGTGTCACCAGCTATAGTAACTTCAATAGTTGTCCATGTGTTTGCAGCAGGAATTGAGTATGTAAACGGATAAGAGCGATCTTGAGCCGAGTTTGTAAAAACGCCGCCAAACGACCCTGTTAAGCTGGATCGCACCCTAAAAGATAAGGTTACTGATTTTGCGTAAGATGTTCCCCAACCAAGGTCTGCGACATTAAAACCTTCAATACGTTGGCTCAACAAAAAGAAATCACCTGTAAGCACCGAATATGCCGATGTAGAGGTTATTCCAAGATAATTTGTAAACCCTTCGGGGGGCGTTACAGAACCCGCATTCTGCTCAACCGACAGCTTTGATGCTTGGCTAATTTCTAAACGAAAGCGGTCTAATGTGTAAGATGATGCAGTGGGCGTAACACTAGCCCCACCATTGCGCTGATCGATGACCATTGCACCGTTGATGATACGGTTCCTGTTCGACAAGGCACCATCGTCATAGACGTTACCTAAGTCTGCTAACTGTCGTGCCTTGCTCATATTATTCTCCCAACAGGGTAGCTAAATCCAGTGCCTTCAGTGCATCAGGCGTAGCTGCCGCAGCCAAACGTGCATCGTCTGTGATGTTACGCAGTGTTTCTTTCTGCGCCGCAATCTCAGCCGCACCTGTGCCAGCTTCCAGTGCTTTCATGTAAGCAACGTCCAAAGCAGCTAGGCGTGGCGCACGTTCTGCCCGTAGGTTGTCCTTGTGGATCGCTAGTGCCGCAGTCATGTTGATCTCAACAGCATTGCCGTTAAATGTCCATGCGCCACGGAATGTGCGGTCTGTTGGAACGGTAAGAGATGCTGCATCACGAACATCTCCGTTGATATTGATGTAGGTTGTCATTGTGCAATTCTCCATGCGTTACGATATGACCGATCACTTGGGATCATTTCTACAGGCACGATCTTCATGATAGTGCGGTTGCCTTTGTAATCCCGCCACACGGCAGGATCGATGTCTTTCATTACCAGATACTCAATCGCTTCTTCCTCAGTCATAGCACCGATAGGTTCAGCATAAGGATGCTCTTTAGGCTGTCCGTCAGGAACCAAGCGATCACGCTGGTAGGTGTCGATAGGTGGCAGAATGTCACCCTCTAGTGCTGCAGCCATCCAGTTTGGATCAGGCACAAGCACCTTTGCAGGTTCGTCAGGTGCATTCGGGTCTTCAAACAGCACACGATACTTGCTTTGCACTGGCTTCAAGCGTGACTTGGCTTCGAGTAGGCGTTCCCAGAGATGCTTCGTCATGCTAAGTCTCCAAGCACTGTTGCGGTAAACAACAAGTCTATATCTAATCTGTCGCTAGTTGAAGAAACGTAAATTGTGTTTATCCGCAGACTTGAACTTGTTTGGTCTGTCGCACTATCTATGCCTTCGGCTTGATGCAGACCACCGCTTGCAGAATTGCGCTTTACTGATGTGGGCCACGCATAAGAAGCATTAGACATCGCAGATGTAAATGTGGCAGTGTAATCTCCAGTTCCGTTATCTGATAAACTTGAGACTGAAAATGAATCATCAATGGCGGCAGTTCCAGTACCGTCAACTTTCATCCAAGCCTTAGCCGCCCCATTGACGACATACTCAGTGCCTACGGATGTTGTGCCATCGGAGATGTTTGATACGACTAGATTGCTCATGCTAGGTCTCCGCTTGCTTGACTATACGTCCTAAACATATCACTTACAGAAAAGCCACTGTTCCAATGATTGTGTATATAGCTAGTGGAGGAAGTGGTTTCAAAGCCTGTTATGCTTGGACTGTTATTGTTTTCAAGTCTTTCTGCGCCATCCGTTAAGCAGTAGTTTGCGCTCGCCATTGCGTTTGCAAATGTCATTGTGTAGTCACCAGTACCATTATCGGTAACGCTAGAAATGTTTGAGCTATCCATAATTGCATTGGGGCTAGTGCCTTTGTAATCAACCCAAGCCGCCGCAACCCCTGAGACTGCACGACTAGCTGTTTCGCCTGTGGCTTTGATGTTGGAGATTACGATGGTACTCATGCTAGGTCTCCAAATACTGCTGCGTCATTTGAACTATTGTCATACGCAGTTTGACTAGAACCTGAATCTATGTAAGTTCCCATGATAAAAGAACTCGCCGTTGTGCTGTCATAAGCCATAGCTCGCTGTGTTATTGATCGCCCACTCTGAGAAC